GAGCCGAAATCGTTCACCCAGGAACAGGTCGACCAGATCGTCGAGAAAAGGTTGGCGAAGGAGCGCGGCAAGTACAAGGACTACGACGAGCTCAAATCAAAAGCCATGAAACTCGACGAGATGGAGAACGCCGGAAAGAGCGAAATCGACAAGCTCAAGGAATCGAACGCCGCATTGCGCAAGCAGATCGACGACGCCGCGGCCGAGAAACAGCACGCCGAATGGGTGTCCGAAGTCGCCAAAGACAAGGACGTTCCGGCCGAACTGCTCCGCGGCGGCAGCAAAGAGGAACTCGAAGAGCATGCGGACCTCCTGCGAGCGGCATTGCATCCAGCATCCAAGCCGCCGAGGGTGAAGAACCAGACAGGCTCTCCTTCGCACCAGAACAACAACAAGGACGCCGAAGAGCTCTCGTACATCCACCAGCTCCTTGGCAAATAATCCGACCGACCGAAAGGACAAGCCATCATGGCGATGAAAACAGACCAGATCAAGCTCCCCGTGAGCGTGGCCACCGAAATCGTGAACAAGGCCAAGGACACCAGCACCATCGCGTTCCTGAGCCCCAGCACGCCGCAGATCTTCTCCGACGCCGACTACCTCGTGTTCAACGGCAAGAGCGAGGCCGAGGTCGTGGCCGAAGGCGCGGTCAAGAACAGTTACGAGCAGACCGTGGATTCCGTCGTGGCGAAGCGCTTCAAGGTGCAGACCACCACCCGCGTCACGAGCGAACTCCAGTGGGCCGACGAGGACAACCAACTGCAGATCATCCGCAGCATCCAGGCGGATCAGGCAGCCGCTTTGGGCCGTGCGCTCGACTACGTGATCTACCATGCAATCAACCCGAAGACCGGCACCGCGCTTTCCGGATTCAACCCGTTGAGCACGTCCGCCGTGCAGGTGACCGCCGGCGATGACGACATCAGCAACGTGGACGCCCTGGCCGACGCGCTGAACGACTCCTACGACATCAACGGCGTGGCATTGTCCAAGACTTGGGCGTCCCGTCTGCGCAAGCTGCGCGTCCCCTCCACCGGCATGCGCTTCTACCCGGAGATCCCGCTGAACCTGCAGGCCGGCAGCCTGGACGGTATCACAGCCGCGACCTCCGGCACCGTCAACGGACGACTGGCTAAGACCCCGACGAAGGTGCTCGCGTTCATGGGAGACTTCAGCCTCATCAAATGGGGCATGGTCCGCGACCTGACCAGCGAGATCATCGCCTACGGCGACCCGGACCAGACCGGCGTCGACCTGAAGGCCCACAACCAGATCGCATACCGTACCGAAGCGATGTACGCGTTCGCCGTCATCGACCCGCACGCATTCGCCGTACTCAAAACCAAGTGAGGTGAACGATGAGTTTCCCCATCCAGACGCTTGTGATCAACCCCGCAGGCGAGGAAAAGCACACTGTCGGCCCGTTGGACGCGCAGGTGCGGCTTGTCAACACTGACGGCACCGCCTTCTCCGCAGGCTCCGGTGCCTACGAACTGCCGGAGGCCGGCAAGGACACCCTCGGCGGCATCAAGCAGTTCGCGCCCGAACAGACGATTGGCAACGTTGACGGCAACATCGTCAAGGCCGCCGCAGCCGCTCCGACCAAGGATGAATTCGACAAGCTCGTCACGGCTTTCAATACTTTGGCGAAACAGTTCGATGACACTATCACCGGCCTCGCGGCCTCCGGGGTGATCAAGCTGCCGGACAAGAAGTGACCATGACGGACGAACCGGACATGTTCGCCACCTCCGACGATCTCGAACGGAGGTGGCACAAGCTCACCGACGAGGAACGTCAGAAAGCCGACACGCATCTCGCGGACGTGACCGACTACATCAAGGAACGCTCGCCCATCTGGCGGCGGCTCCGCGAAGAA